CCTGTACCAGAAGGTATAGCAGAATACGCACATCAAGCAGTACCGGGTGAAGAACAATTACAATCTTCAGTTGGATATAAAGGTGATGGTAAAGAATTACCTCCGGGTGCTACCGAAGCTATTGCTCCTATGGATAAATTAGGTGGATTAAAGAATAAATATACCGGTGCTACTATTTTAGAAGGAGCAGGAAGATTACCTAATCAACCACAAATATCTCCGGCTAAAGAAACTGCATTACGCATGGAAAAAGTTATTCATGACCAGTTACTGGATAATAACGCTGTTAATACTTTACGCCATTCTATATTTGAATCTGTTTTATTAGGTACGGGAATTGTTAAAGGCCCATTAAATTACAATAAAACTGTTCATAAATGGACAGAAGATAAAACTTATATTCCTTATGATAAACTAATTCCTAAAATTGAAGCAGTATCATGTTGGGATTTTTTTCCTGACCCTGCAGCTACAAGTCTAGGAGATTGTGATTATGTAATACAACGACATAAATTTACTCGCTCCCAGTTACGTGACTTAAAAAATATGCCTTTTTTTGATGAAGAAGCAATTGAAAGTTGTTTGGCTATGGGTGGTAATTACAATACAGAATATTATGAAGATATTATTCAAACTTATGACAAGCAAAACTATGGGGAGGGGGTAACTTCTGATAGATTTGAAGTGTTAGAATACTGGGGTGTTTTAGATAAAAGTCTGTTGGAACAAGTTGGTGCTGATATACCTTCCGATATAGAAGAAATTTCAGAAATGCAAGTTAATGTTTGGGTTTCTAACTCACAAATTTTACGAATAGCGATAAATCCATTTACACCACAACGCATACCTTATCAAGCTTTACCTTATGAAATAAATCCTTATCAACTATTTGGTGTAGGTGTTCCTGAAAATATGGAGGATGCACAACTACTTATGAACGGTCATGTACGGATGGCTATAGATAACTTGGCATTAGCAGGTAACTTAGTTTTTGACGTAGACGAAGCATCATTAGTACCGGGACAGAATATGGATATATTTCCCGGAAAGATTTTTAGAAGACAATCAGGTGTAACAGGAACAGCTATCAATGGATTAAAGTTTCCTAATACGGCACCAGAAAATTTACAGATGTACTTACAAGCTAGACAACTAGCTGATGAAGAAACAGGAATACCTTCTGTTATGCATGGTCAAACAGGTGTATCAGGAACAGGAAGAACGGCATCAGGATTATCTATGTTACTGAGTGGAGCAAATCTCTCCATAAAGACAGTGATGAAAAATATAGATGATTACCTATTAAAACCATTAGGTGAAGCATTATTTCAATGGAATATGCAATTTAATACAGATAATCCAGAAATAATAGGAGATTTAGAAATTAAACCTAGAGGAGTGGCTAGTGTAATGCAGAAAGAAGTTAGGTCACAAAGACTAACAGCATTACTACAAACCGTTGCTAACCCTATGTTAGCACCATTCATTAAGATACCTAATCTAATTAGAGAATTAGCTATCGCACAGGATATAGACCCTGAATCACTAGTGAATGACATGAACGATGCAGCAATATTTGCTGAAATGTTGAAAGGACTAAATGCAGCACAGCAGCAAGAAGGTACTGGAGAATCTCAAACCCCTAGTCAACAGCAACCAATGGGAGGCTCTCAAGGAGTACCTACAAATGGAAGTGGGCAAGACCCATCGGGCGTTGGTAATGGCACAATCGGAACAGGAAATGTTCCGCAATCAGGGGAGAGCAATTTTACTGGGTCAGCTCCTTAGATTAAAAGATGACGTTAACGCAGTAGAAAAGGAAACAAGGAAGTAAAATGGGATATCCAAAAAATCAAAATGATGTACCAAATATTGGTTTAATAAATAGTGATATTGCGACATCTACTAATTTATTGACTGACCGTATTTATAATATACATCCTGATGTAGAAGGATTAGATTCTCCAACTGATAAGAAAGAGGATACTACAACTAAAAAACGATTACAAAGTACAGTTTCTTCTTCGGCTGTAACTGATATATCAGACCCTTATGCTGAACAGATGCAAAAGTTAGCAGCCGGTGAAATGTATAGATTAGGTGATTTTCAAGATTCAACTGCAATTGGAATTACAAGTGCTGATAGTGGCTATTTTAGTACAGGAGCTAATCTAAAAGCTCAACAAAGTTATGCTTCCCAATTTGATAATGTAAATGGGGATAATATAGATTCTTATTATACTACTAATAAAAAAATTGGTACTACTACAGGTAATGTATTTAAATCCATAGAAGGATTTGGTAAATCTGTAGAAGGATTTCAAGAACAAGTAAAAGAAGCAGGAATGTCTCCACTACTTACTGCTGCAATGGGGGCAAGTATCCCGGCAACAGTTTTAGCCACTGCTGTAAGTTGGATAGGATTGGGATTGGCACAAGAAAGAGACAAGAATAACTTTTTAAAATATTTTGGTGAACACGGATTTAGTAAAGAACTATTAGGTAAAAGTTTTTCTTATGCAGGAAAAGCAAATAAAACTGGACAACAATTTTTAGAACATATTCTATACAATAGTAATAACCCCGGATATGCATTAAAATATAATGCTTATGGAGGTAAAAAAGGTTTTCAAGGTAATCATATAGATGCCTTATCAAAATTTATGAATGATGCAATGGATAATAATATTGTACCTGAAAGTAATATATTAAATATGTCTGCTAATAGATATAATACTCAAGGTGGTAGTAATGCGTACATGACTACTACGGCTGCTCAAAAAGCTTTAGAAGGTAAAGGATGGCAAGTAAAAGGTCGTGTAGCAATATCTCCTGATGGTACACAGTACTTAGACGGTAAAGTTTGGGCCGGAAAAGATGTTAGTGGCATAATTAAAAAGAAATATGGTTTTGTAAATACAGTAGAACCCGATGTTGTAAAAGGAGATTCCTCTTATATTACTAAAAAAGAACCGGAAATAACTACTAAAAAAGTTATTCCAGTAATAAAAGCTAAACCAGAACCATCTGAAAAGAAAGATTATGAAAAACAATCTCCTCATATACAGGAACCAACACCTAGTGTTACTCCAAAAGAAGTTGTAACAAAAGATAAATCATACTATGAAAGTTGGAAACCCGAAAGCAGTACTGGTTTTCAAGCAGGCGGCCCAGTACCAATAGGTAATCCTATGGGACAACAACAGGAACAGCAACCTATGCAAGATGCGGGTAACTTAGAAATTGTTCAAGAGCAAGGAAAAGACCAGTCAGGCGTGGCCGATGATGTAAAACGAGAATTAAATGAAGGTGACTTTGTAATTAATGCACCGGCTCGTGAAATGGCAGGACACGGTGATATAGAAAAAATGGTTACGAAAGCAATAATAGAATTACAACGAAAAGGTGTAAAACTCGATTTTGGACAAGCTGCAGAAGATGTTGATTCAATTGTTCAGGCTCTAGTTAGTAATAAAGAAATGATTATTCCTAAAGTTATAGCTGAACAAATAGGATATGACCGTTTAGAGAAGATAAACAATCGTGGAAAACAGCGAGTTGATGAAATAGAAAAAGAAAAAGCACAACAAGAAAAAGGATTTGTACAACCAAATCCACAAGGACAGTCACCTCAACCTGTACAGATGGGAGGTATAGTAACTTTAGAAGAAAATAAGAATCAACCTATAGCAGTTCCTAAAGAAAGTTTTGCGACAATGAGTTCAGTAGGAAAGAGACTACTATCTCCTTTATCTCCAGAACAATCAGATAAGGAATTGACGGAACTGTCTAAACCTTCTCAAAGTTTTGAAGGATTTATAAAACCTATTAGGATGGCTCCCGGTGGTCAAGTTGAATTTACTGATGAGGAGTTTAATACCTTAATTATGAGAGAAAGTTCTGGTGACCCTAAATCAAAAGGTGACATAGAGACAGGTGATACAGCAGTAGGATTAACTCAAGTTAGAGGTTTAGCATTGGAAGACGTAAATAAAGAATTAGGAACTAATTATTCAAAAGATGATTTATTAAATGACCCAGAAATAAGTAAATTAGTAGGTAAAACATATCTTAATCAACAACTAAAAAGATTTGGTGATAAAAAACTTGCATTGGCTGCATATAATTATGGGCCAACAAATGTAGAAGAACTTACACAAGGAAGTATGTTAAATTATCATAAATTACCATCTAAGGTAAAAGCTTATGTAAGTTTTATTCTTGATAAAACTATACCAGAAATAAAATCTAAACCAATAATTCCTACAATAAAATCCAAACCCCAACCAACAGGGATGATGGCAGTAAACTAAAAAAAGTTTCCTAACGTAAGACTTAGGATTAATACAAGGCTACTTATGCACAAGGCATAACCCCGGTGTATTCAACAACCAAGAATCGGCTACTCACAGTAATGTGACCCCGAAGGAGGCAATTATGGCTCAAGCGAAAGCGAAAGAAGCTGAAACACAAGAAAAAGAAAACGTGGCTGAAGAAAACGTGGCTACTCCCTACCAAAATCCTTATCGCAAGGATGATTACAAAGAGGTAGATGACCCCCGTAAAACTG